CGCGGCATCGGTATCAAGTCTTATCTGAACGTTCTTGAAGATGCTCGTATCGAGCGCAAGATTAAGGACAAGTTTCCTGGTATCCGTCGCAACTTCTTTGCTGGTTATCAGGAACTGTTCGACAATAACTTCTTCGGTGTTAAGGGATATGACCTCAGCAAGTTGCGTCTGATTGACCGTATCAATCTTCATTATAAGGTTGGTTCTTTCCTCAATGCTCCGTTCAGCGCTGATGAGAATCAGTATCTTGCTCGTGTTGATGCGTTGGAAACATGGGATGATGTTGCTGCGCTCGCAGTAGAACTCTATGAACTTGCTAAATCTGAACCCGAGCATGACTTTGATTCGTCAAACTTCATGGGCGACATGGGTGCGTTTGATGAGGATGGTGACACAGCAGAGACTGGTGATCAGTGGGGTTCCGACATGGATGACGAGTCAACTGAAGAAGAATCTGCCCCTACTGCTGGTAAACCTGCAGGTAGTGACGATTCTGATGAAGATGCTGACGGTGATGCTTCCGATGCTCCTGCTGGCGAAAATTCTGACGAGGAAACTGATGCCGCTGAAGAAGGTGATTCCGATGAAGATGGCGGTGTTGCTCCCGACAATGGCGTAAAAATTCCTGGTTCGAATGACACACCAATCCTCAACGAAGACCCTGTCTCTATCACTGACCAGAACTTCCGCGACATGGAAGATACGTTCATTGACTCAAAGTCACGTGAGTATGCGTATGGTATTCTTCGTAAGGTTGATACCAAGAATTATGTCATCCCCATGGACTGGGTTTTAGAAAACATGCGTCCGACTGTGTATTCTGACAGGTGGTATACGCAAACTGTAGATTACGACCCAATCGCACAGGAAGTTTTCTCTGAGTTCCGTAACAACAACCAGAAGTATATTAATACCATGGTTCAAGAATTTGAAATGCGTCGTCGCGCTTCAGAGTTTGCTCGTGCGCAGACTTCTAAGACTGGTCGTCTTGATGTTGACCGTGTTTGGGCACATAAAATCAGCGAAGACTTGTTCGCTCGCAACACGGTTGTTCCTAATGGTAAAAACCATGGTATGCTTTTGTTCCTAGACATGTCTGGTTCCATGGCAGGAAACATGCGTGGTACGATTGAACAGTTGGTTACGCTCATGATGTTCTGCCGCAAGGTTCGTATCCCGTTTGAAGTATATGGTTTCACCAACAATGGTGTTGTCAATGACAAGTATTCCAAGTCTGATGCCATGCGTGCAAATCGTGCCAGTGACACGGTTTCATCTGGTAAGGAACTTGACATTGGTGACAGTTCGTTCAATCTATTGCAGTTTGTTTCGGATACCTGTTCAGTCGCTAAATTTAATGAAGTAGTTCGCACTCTTCTTATGTGCGCTAAGGGATATGACTATTCTGCTCGTCCTTCTCGTCGTGCTGAAATATTCGTTCGCAATTCAGACATCATGGGTCTTGCTTCGACACCTCTCGAGGAATCAATCATGGTTGCTCGTTCGATTGCTGACAAGTTCCGTGCTAAAAATCGTGTAGAAGTTCTCAATACTGTGTTCCTCACCGATGGTGATGGCGATAACAATATCACTGTCGGCGGCCGTTATGGTTCGCACCATATCAATATCACAGATGCAAGCACCAATGCTTCGGTGACAGTTAAGTATAATGATGAAGTTTATCGCACTCAACTGCAAGTTGCTCTTCTAGAACTCTACAAGAAGGCAACTGGTTCGCGTGTTATCAACTTCTTCATCGCTCCTTACAATCCTAAGTGGGCAGCAAAACGTATGTATGGTGGCGCTGCAGATTTCGACACCAAGTGGAAGAATGAATGGAAGCAAAAGTTTTTCCATGTCACAAAATCGTTTGGATTTGATGATCGCTTTTTGATTCCTGGTGGTAGCGAGTTGACTATCGGTGAAGATGTTTTTGAATCCAACAGCAACGACCCGAAAGATCTTCGTCGGGCATTTAAGAAGTTCCAAAATACCAAGCAGACCAACCGAGTTCTGTTGAATAAAATGATCCAAGCAGTCGCATAAAATTATTTACTCCGAAACGAAAATAGGGGCTTGACTTTTATCTCGTTTCGGGGTAGAATGAAATATAATGATTGATAAGGAAAATTTTATTATGGTTGACTTCCCCTCTGAACTTGAAACTCTCGTCCTCTGCTCGTGGTCGCGTGATGAAAATGGCGTCCTTCGTGCTGAATATCCTAACGGTGCTGGGTTCATGCTTCTTCGTAATGAAACCGTTGAATACTGGGAAGTCTGCTCTGATGGTTCGTTCGTTCTGGTTGAGTGGCGCGAGTTGATTATTTCTAAATAATAGGCTTGACTTTTATACCGTTTTAAGGTATATTGAATATATTAAATGATGATGATGTGAGGAAATGTTTATGATGAATCGTGATGCTTTGGTTGAGTTCCTTTCCGACAATAACACCAACAATGGTGTTTTCCGTAAGCGTGATATCGTTGCCGCTGCCGAATCTCTTGGGATGAAGTATCCTGGTTGGATTTTTCAGCGCGATCGTATGATTAAGCGTGGTACGTATGACCTGTCCCCGTTGATGGTAGGTGCTAAGTCATCTGTCGTTCAACTCCCTGTCACTGCCCCTAAGATGGTTATCCAACCGAAGTTGCAGACAGTGATCGAGAACCTCGTTCCGCACGTTGATCCTACCTATGTTCCCTTTGGTTTCTACAACGATCTTCGGAAGGTTGTGAAGTCGAACAACTTCTACCCAACGTTTATCTCTGGTCTGTCGGGTAACGGTAAGACCACCATGATTGAGCAGGTCTGTGCTAAGTTGAAGCGTGAATGTATGCGTGTTAACATCTCTATCGAAACTGATGAAGACGATCTGATTGGTGGTAACACCCTCGTCGACGGTAACGTTGTTTATCGTGAAGGTCCAGTTCTCACTGCTATGAAGCGTGGTGCTATCCTTATCCTTGACGAAATCGACCGTGGTTCGAACAAGATGATGTGTCTCCAAGCAATTCTTGAAGGTAAACCATACTTCAACAAGAAAACTGGTGAGACAGTTTACCCCAAGGCAGGGTTCAACGTTATCGCTACGGCGAACACCAAGGGTCGTGGTTCTGACGATGGTAAGTTTATGTCTGCCCAGATTCTTGATGATGCGTTCCTTGAGCGTTTCGCCATCACTGTTGAGCAGGAATATCCTTCGCTGAAGATTGAGAAGCAGATTATCCTCAACAAGATGGAAAAGGTCAATAAGGTGGACGATGAATTTGCTGACAAGTTGGTAACTTGGGCAGATATTATCCGTAAGACCTTCTATGAAGGTGGTGTCGAAGAACTCATCTCGACTCGTCGTCTTGAGCATATCGTCAATGCCTTTGCTATGTTCGGTTCGCGTTCTAAAGCAATCGAACTCTGCGTCAATCGCTTCGATGCTGACACTAAGTCTGCTTTCCTAGACCTCTATAAGAAAGTCGATAGTGATGCAGTGCCAGATGATGGTGTAAATGAAGACGCATACTTCCAGTCTGTAAATGAAGAAGTTCCATTCTAAGGAGAACACATGACAATTGAATACAAGTATAATGAGGGTGATCTCCTTCGGGAGATTACCCAGTATATTGATGCCACCTATGGTGAGCATTACTCACAGAATCAATATCAGGCAACTGAGTTTATTATCGACGGTGGTCATGGTATTGGTTTTACTGTAGGAAATATCCTGAAATATGCCCAACGCTATGGTCACAAGGGAACACCTGCAGACTGGCGCAAGGATTTGTTGAAAGTTATTCACTATGCAATCATTGCGATGCATGTGCACGACAAGGAACAACAGACTAGTATACCCGATTCGTTTGAAAAAGTCAATAGTAAAACTTACGAATTGAAGACCTCGTTGTCGCTTTCAGATACTATTAATATCAGACCAGAATATGCGACTGCTTTCAACTGGAATGAATACAACATGGGAACCACTTCTCTATTGACTTCCGACACTATTCCAAGTATAATTGAATTTACTGCAGAACCCAGTAAGAAAACTAACAAGAAGAAAGACTAATATATTATGAAGATTTCATCCGATACTCTTGCACTTCTAAAGAACTTTGCAAGCATTAATACCAACATCCTTGTTCGTCAGGGTAATGTTCTTTCCACTGTCAGTGCAGGTAAGAATATCCTCTCTCGTGCAACAGTTGCCGAAACGTTTGACCGTGAGTTTGCGGTGTATGACTTGAACAACTTCCTTGCGTTGCTGAGTCTCTGGGAAAACCCTGAGATTGACTTCGAAGAAACAGGTATGTTCCTTCGTGAAGGTAAGTCTGAGTTTGAGTATGGTTATGCTGATCCCAGCGTAGTTACTGCTGCTCCGGACAAGACTCTCGAGATTGATCCATTCTTCGACTTCACCCTGACTGCTGCTGATATCAGCATGGTGCAGAAGGCAGCGAACGTTCTCTCGGCACCAACCATGAGCATTGTATCTAAGGATGGCAAGGTGACATTGAGTGTCAGCGACCCAAGCAATCCACGTGCGAATGCGTATCGTAAGGAACTGACTACAACTGATGTTGGTGACTTTGATTGTCGACTAAAGGTTGAGAATCTGAAGGTGATCACAGATGATTACGCTGTTTCTCTTGGTCGTAAGAAAGCAATGCACTTTAAGCATGCAACCAAGAACCTTGAGTATTGGTTGGCAATGGAACCATCGTCAGTAGTTTAATTGGAGATTTAATATGAACAAGTTAGAAATTTCGTTCAGTTCGCGTGTACCTTATAACAACGATGATGAACATCTTAATCGCTCGACGAGTATGGATTTTGACTTAGATCTGAGTAACCCAGAAGAAGTTGTCCGCCAGTTTAATAAGTTTCTGCGCCTGAATGACATTGACATTATTGTATCTGGGGTGGAATGAAAGTATTAATTACTGGATGGGAAGGTTTTATCGGGCGGAATGCTTTACGCATTCTGTCCGACTCCTTTGATATGATCCCGTACGAAGGCGATATTCGAGAGTTTAAAATCTCAGAATATTATGGAGCAGTGCTTCACCTTGCCGCACTAGCAGGTGTGCGCAAAAGTTGGTTGGACCCTGTTGAATATTGGGACGTGAATGTTAAAGGATCGATGCAAGTCTTTTCGGAATGCGAACGTCTCAATCTTCGATGTGTTTATGCTTCTTCGTCATCAATCTATGAGTGGTGGCAGAATCCATATGCTACTACCAAGAAAGCAATGGAAGAAATTGCTCCAAAATGTTCAGTAGGAATGCGCTTTCACACTGTCTATGGACCTGACTCCCGTCCCGATATGTTCTATGATATGATGCTCAATAACAAAGTTGAGTATCTTACTGATCATAAACGTGACTGGACTCATGTTGAAGATGTTGTTTCAGCGATAAGAATTCTATTGACAGATACCCGTATTCAGGGTAAGATGGATATTGGGACGGGTAATCCTGTCTCTGTTGTTGATGTTGCTCGTGAATTTGGATATCGTGATGTCCCTATTCGTGAAGTAACTGGTGAACGAATTGTCACACACGCTGACAATTCACAATTGAGAAACTTGGGATGGACTCCCGAGTATAACATAATGGAAGAAGTGAAAAATGAACGCATCAAAAGAACAGTTCCTTTGGGTTGAAAAGTATCGTCCTCGTAAACTTGATGATTGTATTCTCCCCGATGATCAACTAAAGACATTTCGCGAGTTTGTCGCGACTGGTGAAATTCCTAACATGCTTCTCTGCGGTTCAGCAGGTGTTGGTAAGACTACGATTGCTCGAGCGATTTGCGAAGAACTTGGTTGTGATTATATTATCATCAACGGTTCTGAAGAATCAGGTATTGATGTTCTCCGCACTAAGATTCGAGAGTTCGCTTCGTCGGTTTCCTTTGGCGGTAAGACTAAGGTAGTTATCTTAGATGAGGCAGACTATCTAAATCCAAACTCTACTCAACCTGCCTTGCGTGCATTCATCGAAGAGTTCGCAAACAACTGTCGGTTTATCTTCACTTGTAACTTTAAGAACCGAATCATCGCTCCTCTTCACAGTCGAACTGCTGTCATCGAATTTAAGTTGACCAAGGCAGATCGTCCTAAGATGGCAGGTCGTTTCATGAAGCGTCTTTCTGACATTCTTGCAACTGAGAATGTTACATTCGATGAGAAGGTTGTCGCTGAAGTTCTCAAGAAGCACTTCCCCGACTATCGCCGTGTCCTAAACGAACTGCAACGTTACAGTGTCTCCGGAACTATTGATGAAGGTATCCTCGTCAATGTCCAAGAAGTCAACATGAAAGAACTTGTTACCTCATTGAAGAGCAAAGACTTCAAGAAGATGCGTAACTGGGTGGTCGATAACATTGACAATGACCCAAATCTTATCTTCCGTAAGATCTATGATACCATTCTTGATGAAGTAAAGTATCCTTCGCAATTGGTTCTGCTGCTTGCAGATTATCAGTATAAGGCAGCGTTTGCTGCTAACCCTGAGATCAATCTGGTTGCTTGCCTTGCTGAAATTATGGCGGGGATGGAGTGGAAATAATGGACGGAGTACTCGATGGTTTGGGTGCTCCAAAAGTTGAATATGATGCTGAGGAGTACAAAGAAAAGAAGAAGGGTATATCTCCCTTCGACTTCATTAAAGATATAAACTATGAAAAGAAGAATCTAATTGTTGATGATTGGTCTGAGAAACAATACAATCCTTGGATCATTAATCGTGGGTTGACATTCAGTATTGACACTGTCCACCCTGCAAATGAAATGAACTGCCGCCCCCATCTCGATAAGAGCATGCAAAACATGTATCTTATAAATACTATTCGCGCTAGAAAACGTTTTGACAAATGGATCAAAATCGAAGACGATGCCGAAGTGGAGATGGTGAAAGAGTATTATGGTTATAGCAATGATAAAGCTCGCCAAGCACTCACAATTCTCTCTGAAGAACAAAAAGAATACATAAAAGAGAAATTGTTTAAAGGTGGTAAAAAATGAGTGAAGATTTTTTTGACATTGACTTTCCAGGGTATGCACCTTTGGAAGTCAACTTAAAGAATCCTGATGACTTCTTAAAAGTTCGCGAGACCCTTTCCCGTATCGGTGTTGCATCAAGAAAAGAAAAGATTCTTTACCAATCATGTCACATTCTACACAAGCAGGGCAGATATTTCATCGTGCACTTTAAAGAACTCTTTGCCTTAGATGGTAAAGATGCAGACTTTAGTGACAATGATTTACAACGCAGAAACACGGTAGCACATCTTCTTTCGGATTGGGGATTGATCACTATCCTAAATCCTGAGATTCATGAAGATAAAGCACCACTAAATCAGATTAAAGTAATTGCGTTCAAAGAAAAGACTGAATGGGAACTCGTTCAGAAATATAACATTGGTCGCAAAAAGTAAATCTGTGTATGACAATGAATGCTGGTAAAAAATACAAATCGGTATTCATTTCAGACTTACATCTTGGGTCAAAGCATTGTAACTCTGAAGCATTGCTAGAATTCCTATCTACGATTAGAACTGAAAAGTTGTATCTCGTTGGAGATATTGTGGATATATGGCGTCTGAAAAAGAAATGGTATTGGCCAAAAATACACAATCAAATCGTCAGAAAAATACTCAAGATGTCAGAAAAGACAGAAGTAATATATGTCACTGGTAATCATGATGAAATCTTTCGGTCATTTCCCAACATTAAAATCGGTAAAATTGCAGTAGAGCATCGTTGTGTCCATGTTGGGGTGAATGGTAAACGCTACTTGGTGGTGCATGGTGACCTCTTCGACAATTTAATGCGAACAAAGACTGGTCGATTCATTATGCATCTGGGAGACTTTGCATATGACTCTCTTCTCTATGTCAATAAGATTATTAATGCATCAAGAAGACTGCTTGGGATGCAACCTTGGAGTTTGGCGAAGTATTTAAAGCGTAAAGCAAAACTTGCTGCCAATTATATTGGTGAGTTCGAAAAAGAAATGTCTTACTATTGCAAACGTAAGGGTTACGATGGAGTTATCTGCGGTCATATTCATCATGCAGAAATTACACAATATGATGATATTGTTTACATGAACGATGGTGACTGGTGTGAAAGTTGCACTGCTCTTGTGGAAAATTATGATGGAACATGGGAAATACTTAAAAAATAATTGACTTTCTTCTAAAAGTATAGTATAAATAGAAGGTGCCATGCTTCGGATGGCACCTTTTTAACACTCGCTTAATAGGAGCAAATAAATGAAATTTGATACAACAAGTTTACCGCACATCGACCGTTATTTTGTTGGTGCTGATCGCGTCATGAAAAGGTTAGCAGATATTGCTGATCAATCGACACTGATGATGCCAATTAAGTATCCCCCATACAATATCAAGAAAGTCGATGAGAATCGCTACGTAATCGAACTGGCAGTTGCTGGTTTCGGTAAGTCGGAGATTGATATTGAATTGCAAGAAGGCAAGTTGTCCATCCAAGGAAAGTGTGACTCGCCTGAATCCACTGAATATCTTTACAAGGGAATTGCTGAGCGAGGATTCAAACGTGAATTCACTCTCGCCGACAATGTTGAAGTAAAGAGTTCTTCTCTGGTTAATGGTATGCTGAAGATCTTTCTTGAAGCATTTATTCCAGAAGAAAAGAAAGCAAAGAAAATCGAAATCAGTGATGAGGATAATGAGTATCCGTCACAGGCTGCCGAATTCTTAGCAGAAGGTAAAACAAAGTAACTTAAGACTGGTGGGTGGGATTAATTCTCACCCACTATTAACAATGAAGGTGAATACATGAGCAATATTAGATGTGTGAAGTTAATCAGTGGTGATGAAATTATCGCTGATATCGATGAGACAATTGATGGTCTTGTCATCCTAAAGAAACCTATGCAGATTATGATGATTCCTAATCAGAACAATCAATTCGGTATAGGTCTAGCACCATTCTGCCCGTACGCGAAAGATGACATGGTTCCTCTGCGTTCTGGTGCAGTTATCACAGTTTTTGAACCAGAGACTGGAATGCTAAACGAGTATAATACTCGCTACGGTTCAGGTCTGGTTGTTCCAGAAAGTAAGATTATCATATGAAACCATTAATTGCTCTCGCGCTATTTCTGATTCCAGGAACAGCATTCGCTTCTCCCTGTGATCAGTTCTATCCGAACGGTAAGGAAATCGTAGTACCAAACACTAAGGTTCTCTGCAACTCATTCTTCGCAATTGTGTATGATGACAACCGTAATGCAAATGTTTTCTCGACTGAGATTGCACAAGAACGGTTGAAGAAAACTCCACGCACTGATGACTTCCGTGCTGATAAGCGTATCGCTGACTCACCAACACCTGCTGACTACACCAACTCTGGTTATGACCGTGGACACATGGTTCCTGCAGCAAATGCTGATGATCCAAACGAGATGTCAGATACTTTCTTCATGACAAACATGACACCGCAATTGCCTTCTGTCAATCGTGTCGCTTGGAAGAATCTAGAAGAACGTGTTCGTTCTGTTCCTTTCAAGTGGGTTGTAACTGGTGCACATTACTCTGCTACACCAAAAGTAATCGGCAAGAACAAGGTTCCAGTCCCAGACTTTCTTTATAAGGTTGCATTCTTCGAGAGTGGAAATGTTGCAGTCTATATCGTAGACAATCTTGTTCCCAAGTCACAAGTTTCAACCATGAAACTGGAAGAACTAGAAGCAAAGATAGGATATAAGTTACGATAAATCCCTTTACTTTTGTTATGTTTTATAGTATAGTAGTATTTGATAATGAGGGATTTACATGAAATTTTATACATGCGCACACCAATATGGTTCCAAGGTTCTTGTCCGTGGAGTACATAACGGTGTGCGCTTCACCAAACGAGATGACTTCAGTCCCACCCTGTTTGTAAAATCCAAGGGTGGTGAAGAAACAGAATACAAGTCTCTGTATGGAGAAGATCTCCAACCGATTGACTTTGAAGACAACAATGCTGCCAAGCAGTTTGTCCAGACCTATGGTCAAGTAGACAACTTTGAAATCTTTGGGCAGACCAACTATGGTTACCAATACATCACAAAGAAGTATCCTGGAGAAATCCAGTGGGATATGTCTCAACTTAATATTCAGACTGTCGATATTGAGACTTCAGCAGAGCATGGATTTCCTGATGTAAACAATCCTATCGAAGAAGTTCTTCTAATCACGGTCAAGAATCTCATCACTCGTCAGATTATCACATTCGGTTGTGGTGATTTTGATGACAAGAACTCTGAGATTGTTCAGACCCTGAGGGATGCTGGCAACAAGTTTCTCTATGTAAAATGTGACAATGAACGTGACTTGCTAGAAACCTTTCTGCGTTTCTATACTGATGATCATCCAGATATTATTACAGGTTGGAACTGCGAACTGTTCGACATTGCGTATCTAATCTCTCGGATCGATCGTCTGTTCTGCACCGAAGAAGATACAACCATGCGCAAGAAGTTCTCACCATGGGGTCTGGTTCGTCGTAAGAATTTGACAATCATGGGTCGCGAACATATCTCATATGATATTACTGGTGTTGCAGTTATTGACTATCTCGATCTCTAT